TCTCCGTAGAGCAATACGGACCGCATAAAAAGTTAATCTTATATTCAAGAGAAGGATACCACGCCTTAGAGAGCGTATATTTCCATTCATTGCCGTCAAACCATTTATCACAGTTGAAACATTTGAATTTAGGAGCCGTCCCTCCCTTAGGGCCCGGTCGCACGCTCTTCGGATCATAGTCCTCCCCTTTCTTATACCCCACAAAGTCCTTCGCATTCATCTGCAAATTCCTCATCGAAAGTTTCACCGAAAAGATTTTGCTGCTTAGGCTTCTCCTGGAAGTCTATTGTTCTTAGAGGAACGCCTGACTTATGTAGAAATAATTCTGCTTCTGTATTCTTCAGTCCTTTTCTAATCTTGTCATCAACCTCGCACGCATCCTCAAAATCTGTTGGATAGTTCTTCTGCATGTTCTTCCACTGGTCATTGTGATGGTATGGACACCCTATGCAGGATGACTTACCCGGCATTGGATGCACTCCGCTGTCCCTGTACCACCTTAGGCAGTCCGCCCTTGACATTTTCATTTCAATGAGAGGCCACCTGGATTCAATCCAGTACATTCGTGCCTTCTTCATGCGCATCGCCTCATCCGTTGATATGCCAATCCACTGTTCAACAATTGTTCCTTTCTTAACTCTATGCCTAGGCTTTATTCCTAAAATTTCTCGCATCTTCTTCTGTATGGGGATAACCTTGTAGTCATGCGTGCATTGACGATAAAGCATCCCAACCTTTCCACCAGGACGCTTTGCGAATAGTGGTGGATTCGGTACGCGTCCGGCGAAAGATTTATGCTCCTCATTGGATCCCTTCACGGGATTAGCTGCACGAATAAGATCCTCACGGATGTTGCTTCGCTCAACTGTAATGAGTGGGCAAATTGTTATTGCTTTCTTTAAATATTCTACATGTTCATAGACAAAGGATGGCTCCCATCCTGTATCGGCAAATATCATGTAGTCTGGTTTGTGTTTTGTTAGTCCTTCTTGGGCCATGAGTGCGAGACAGGATGACTGAACCCCTGCTCCGAGCGAAAGGATACGCAGTGTTGGCTCTTTTTTGTTTCCTTCCTCATCAAAGTACTCCGGCTCTTTCGTAGCAGCCACCGCAGCCATTGTGTTAAGTTGCTTACGATTAGGCTTAAGTTTTGTAGACATTTCTTCCAAAAGTTTTCTTCTCTCATATTCCATCTGCTCCTGGTTAATAGCAAAATTGTGCTTGACACTAGTAGCTCTTTTCTTTCCTTGGGCCCTATACCCGGGTTTTCCTTTACTATTCGTTGTCATTAAGTTCTCTAATTGTTTGGATTATTTTTTGCGTATAATACACGTCTTCAGCGTAAATTGCAAGTGTCATTGCTAACCTTTCCACATCAACTAAGTCACTGATATACTGCTTCATTCTCTCTTCCCTGAAGTCTTTATAATGATGGAGATTATTTAATAAGTCGATATAGTAAGATATGGATTCGCATTTAGTCTCAAAGATCCTAAGCCCCCAGCTAGCATTAGGTATATCAAGCGGCTTCATTTGGTCATCTGCAGAGTCAAACGTGCGAATTCCCATAAGATTGTTTCCTTCAACTGCAAAGCGTGAGCGTCCCCACTCGGATTCATGAATTGCTTGCGCTACAACTAAATTCACAGGAACTCTATTCTCCTCCTTTTCCATAGAATTCAAATGAAGAGTGCATGATTCTACAGCCGTAATAAATTCCTCATTATTCATATAAGTCATGCTTGGACTAAAACAAAAGCATATAAGCATTGTACTACACAGCCAGTTCATCACCCACCCCAGCTTTCGCCAAGATGCACATCAACTTTGGATGGAACCTTTAGCTCCACGCAAGTTTCCATGATCTCTTTTATTTGATTCCCTTGTTTTTCATCCTTGACAGAACAGTCCAGTTCATCGTGGACTTGTATAAGAGGAATAATTCCCAACTGCTCGTATACCTCCACCATGGCTTTCTTGGTTTGATCCGCAGCTGAACCCTGAATTAAACGATTTAATGCCTTGTAGGTAAATGCTCTTTTAATTGCCATTCCATACTCCGTTTGTGCCTGATTAAGAGGAAGTGGCCTGTGAACTCCGAATGAGGATGGTTCCCATAGCTCAAATCTGCACTTGCGTCCAAGAAGTGTGCGTATGATTCCCTTGTCATTGGCACGGCTCATAACCGCATTCAGCATCCCTTTCATAAACGGCACTTTATCATGGAAAGAATTCATCATGATTTTTGCTGCCTGCGGCTCCATATCCAACTCTCTTGCGAGCTTGTGATACCCCATTCCGTAAATAACTCCAAGCCCTATTGTCTTGGCTAGTTTTCTCTCTATACCGGCCATATCTGCTGTCTGTTGATGAAAGTCCAGATCTTCCTTCTGGTATGCTTCCTGGACCTCTTTTGATCCAGACATATTAACAAGCCGTGCAAAATGGGTTAAAAGCCTGGGCTCTTGCTGCGAATAATCCGCTTTAAGCCAATACTCACCCCTCTCCGGAATGAAAAGTTTCCTAACGCTACTGGCAAATTGTCCTCTGCTTGGGATTTGCTGTAAATTTGGGTGATTGTAACTGAAGCGACCAGTAACAGTACCCCCACTATCGGAGCGTATTTGGTTAATATGCGCATGTATTCTTCCATCCTTATTATACTTTAAAACACTATTTAAGAAAGTTCCTTGCAACTTGTTTAATTCCCTCGCCTGTGTAATTAATAATGGAAGTTCATGGGGATGGTCAGTTAGGAACATCTTTGTAAAGGAAGGTGCGTCTGTCTTTTCTGTTCTTTCATAAGGCAACTCACAGGCGTCAAAAGCTGCTGCAACAGATGCGGCTGACCATATCTCCACTCTCAAGCCGGTTAATTCATTTATTCTCTTTATTATCTTCTTTTCTTTGTTCTTAAAACGTTCTAATAGCTTCATGGAATTTGGAATATCCACTCTCACCCCTTTTTTGGTCATGCTGAGGATCACGTTGATCAAGCGACATTCTATGTCATATATGGTGTCTAGGTTATCAACTTTAATTTCTGCTGATAATTTTTCCATGAGTTTTAAGGTTAATCTTGCATCTGTTTCTGCATACTCGCCCACAAACTGCGATGGTAACTTATACATTTCACTTTTAGGATCTATACCAAAAGATGTTGCTGCTTCTCTCAGTTTTGTCTCGTCTTTTCGCTCGCCAAGTTTATCCTTGACACAACTGTCAAGACCGTAGGAAAATCTATTCTCATCTATCAATGCCATTGCCACTAAAGTATCATGAATTTTTCCCTTGACTTCTATTCCTAAGGTTCCTAGCCATCCAATATCATATTGAGAATTATGAAACACTTTTTCAATTGAACCGTCTTCACATATAGACTTAATATATTTCACCACTTTCTTTTCATCCATATTCCCACTTTCATGATTAATAGGATAATATCCTGTGAATCCATTGGCAGAGACAGCAATTCCAATGACCTGTCCATTTCCAGTGGGCCATCCTGGACCCCTTCCCATTAGTTCCGTGTCGCACGTCTCAAGATCAATAGCTACCTTATCGTGGCCACTCAGATCAGGAAATGTAGTAGGTGGTAGCCATTCTGAATTAACTTCCTTTGAAAATAAATCTTTCATTTTTTTTCCTTTGCTAGTTTTTTAACGTATTTTCTGGTTATTTCTCCCCTAATATCTCCTTCAGATTTAGGGTATTTATCTTCCAGGAGAAGTTCAGCATAATGAATAACTTTTTCAATATCCTGTCTTCCTCCCTTGATGCTGTGCCTCGTAATATACTTAACAATGTTTCCTTCATACCAACCCAGTTTATTCTTGACAATATAATGGCTTGGTTGGATCACCATCCTCTTATAATGATCTCCTCCTATTTGTTTTTTATGCGCACTCATATATCATAGCCGTTGTATTGCTGAGGTTTAATGATGTGTAATTCTTTTCTTGCGCGTGTCACTCCAACATAAAAGAGACGATGCGTATCGTCTGGATTAATTTCCATTTCTTCCCGAGTTGATCGTGAGATATCGGTAAAAAGCATGACATTGTCCGCCTCTCCCCCCTTTGCCCCATGGATAGTGCTTAAATGAATTTGCGGTTTATCGGTTAAGGAACGATTTCTTTGTTCTATGGCTCTTGCGTATAATACATCGCGGTCCGATACTTTATCCAGTGCCACATCCCACGGAAGACCAGCTACTAATAATCCTTGGTGATTAACAAGCTCCTCAATGTCATAGGTCTCTTTGTCAGCTGTTCTTAATGTTTTGTACCCGCGTTGCACGCCAGTCCCTAGCGAGAGATAAGAATAAACGGTCTTTACTGCATCCAAAGTTATAGGTTCCCCTTCCCCCAACCTTTTCCAGGAATCGATGGCATCTTGTACTGTCTTGGATATGGATGGTTGGTCTTTCCTCGTGTAGAGAAGACCTTGCGTCCTAACATCACGTTGAATGTCATCCAGCATATAATTTGTGGATGCCAGAATAAACCACTCTCCTTCGTGAACATTAACACTTCTTGAATGGGCATGGTATTCAACCAGTCCTTTTTGGTTGGTTCCAATCCATTCCTTGGGTCTTCTGTGTCTAACTCTTTGAATAATAGTGCGTGACAAGTTCTGAATGGCTTGTGCACATCTATGAGATTGACGAAGAACTTGTACTTCTCCTTCCATTCTAATAAAATATTCGACATCAGCTCCAAGCCAACGATAGATGGCTTGGTCATCATCTCCGCTGATATAAACTTTTTTTGCATATTTGCATATTTTCCTGAGCATAGCCCATTGAAGATTGCATAAGTCTTGAGCCTCATCTATAAAAACAAAGTCCAAGGGAGGTACTTCTCCGTGTTGAACAAAGTTATCAATAAAGTCAGTGAAATCAAAAAGCTGTCTTTTATTTTTAAACTCTTCGAATGATTCCTTCGCCCTTTTAAATGAAAACCATGATACTTCCCCATTCAAGCGAGGAGTTCGTTGATAATGATCATGAAGGTCTCTCCCCCTAAGCCGGCATTGATTGGCCTCGTTTAATTGCATATTATCAATTCTAGTTAGTCCTATCTCATCATTCACATAGACATTTCCTACATCCATTCCAAACTCATTGCCAAATTCTTCATAATTACTTTTGTTCATGACATCTGACTTGACCATTCCAAGCCTGTGATATGCAAAGCTGTGCAATGTTTGAAAATACATCAGATCTTTTTCTTCCAAGTTGAATTTAATGAGCGCCCGGTCTCGCGCTCCATGCGCTGCCTTCCTGGTGAAAGCGAGGAACGCTATGTTGTAGGGGTGCGCTCCCTCGGCCAGCTTTTGGTCCACTATACCCAGTAGAGTATGCGTCTTGCCTGTGCCGGGTGAGCCTAATATAATATTAACTTTTGACATCTATCTCTCCATATACTTCTAATATTCGTTTACAATCATCAGGTGTAACACCATGTTTTCTACTGTTAAACTCCCATGTACAAAAAACAATATTACCTTCTTCATAAGGAATCCTTGGATCTATACGGTCAATGGATAGATTGGTGGGTCTACTTTTCTTCCAACCTTCTCCAGTTGAGCGTTTAGTGGTAAGTTTAACCCCAGTATATCTGCAATGAGGACCGTACTCTTTTTTATGCTTATTCCATAACTCTAAAAGATGATCCCTGCCTTTAATACTATAAGGGACATTTCTAACATATTTAATTGAGGCCCATAAATTATAAAAATATCCTTTTTCTGATTCCATATATCTTAAATCAGTTATATTTCTCTTTGATTTATTAAAACGGTATTTCATCTATCTCCTTTATTTTAAAATCTGAATCTTGTTTTGGAAATGCCGGAATCCACCACACGCGGGCTGACTTTCCCTTAATATTCCATTTAGCAAAACGGTCCTCATCCGTTAGCTTTTCTCTTTCCTCTTCTGTAAGAGGACGATCCTGAAGATCTCTCAACCTTGCAATTATCTGCCCAGGATTATAATAATTGAATTTTTTCCTTGTAAGATAGTCCTGAAGATCATTGAGTCTAAACCATGTTCTTTTTTCCTCTGTCCATGGACGGGAAAGAAGAATCTCATCTCTATTTAAGGCCTGCACGCGATCAGTACAAAACTCCTGGAGATAAGCTTCAAACTGACCAGCGACAGACCCGTCATCAGCGACAGTAATTAAAGTTTGCTTATCGAGCAATCTAGTAATTGTTTCCTGCCATACTGAGGGCTTTACAATAGGAGGCATTATATTTAATGCATTCATGCAAGCACGTTGAAATTTATGTTGTACTTGCAACTCCTCTGTTTGTAATTCTAATCTTGCATCATCTCCGACTTGAAGAAACCAAACTGGAGGACGAGTATCTAATTTTGCTAAAGATGTTATATCTATGGGGCCATTGTCTCCCTGAATACCATACTTGCGAGTGCGACAAAGCGTTGCGTTACAATAGGCATTAATAGGTGGCTCCTTACATTTATAATTATAGCTCTTTTTTTCTAATTGTTTTTGAACAATAACAACTTCCTGCGCCGCTAGTGGAGGTTTCATATGGCTTCTGTTGTGTTCTTCTAATAATATTTTCCAATTATCCGGGTCAAATTTTCTTAGATAAACCCCAATATTAAATAGACCATTGTTTCGTGTTCCCTCAGGAAATCCTTGGGTGCATAATTGTTGTAGGCATGGAGGTCCATCTTTTATAACTCCTTCTAAGACTTTAACTGTAACTTTACTAATATCCTCAACAACATGTTGTTCGTATAAATCTAAAAATTCCTGGTAAGTGGCTGCCGTGCCATCATCCTTATAAGCATAACGCTTAGTCTTCTTTGAATCATAGTAGGGAAGATTAAGAAAATTTCCATAATCTCCTTTTGATATTAGAATGCTGGATTGTTTGGGAAAAACTTCAGCTGTAGAATAACCTATGAAAGCTGCAACTTCCCTTAGTTTATTTCTCACTAATTTTGCAGCTACTTTTTGTTTAAGGAATAAAAATAAATGTACACCACCACTCTTTGATCGGCACGCCACAAGTGGTAAATGTAATTTTCTTATATCACTAATTAATTTTTGATAATTTATGGGATAAACATCAATATCAATACAACCCCACTTGGCTGTATTATCTGTCATAATAGGAATGATTCCTAGAGAAGGGCCTTTTCCATCAAGGTGATTTTGCCACAAGTCATTATCGACAAGCTTCTTGACAATAAAGGATTTTCCCTCTTGCTTACCGTCAGCACGTTCTCCATTGGATCGGTGCTGACCATAAGCCACGTCTAATCCTTCAAATATAAATTTGAATTTCTCCACTAAATCTCCAGTAAACGACTATGCCCTAAAAGGGTATGTCGTCGTCTTTCAGATTAGTGGTTGGGGCCTCTTTAGCAACTTCCAATTCCGCAACAGGTTTGGCTTCAACGTCGCCTCTTACTGCTGCTGTGGAAAATGCTTTGGCTTCTCCGTAAAGATTAGTGTCCTCAACTGTACCAACTTTTTCAATTTGATATCCAAACCAACTTCCTCGGTCATTAGACTCACTAACTGTAGAAAGTTTATAAACCATGGAGTATGTTGGCGGAGTAAATAATCCCGATGTACTCTTTAATTTTTGGGAAAGCATTAGACTATTCCAGCGTCTACTCTTTTTTAATTGAGTAGATGTCATGCTGATAACAGCTTGGGAATAAGTCCCATCTTTTGCAAGAACCATAACATAATGGTAAGCTGTAGTGGCGATGTAATTACCATTAGGTAACACATCCTTGCTAGTCATGCCATCACGCTTTGTTTGGGATAAGATCCCACTGTCAGCGCTATGGGCTTCGACGAAACCACCACCTTGTTCACGTGGTTTCCATTCCACGTATCTTAGTTGGTATAAAGCAGGAACTACCTCGATAGTATCGGATACCTCCTGAGTAACAGTATTATAGAACTGTCCGACTTTGGCGCCGTTCACGTATTCCGCTTTTGACGGATTTATTTGAGGGCTACCGGATTGAAGAATATTGATGTAGGGAATTGCGATATCTCTTGATAAGTCAAGATTACCAAATCCACTAGCATCCTTAGAATCACTAGCAAGAATTGCTAGATCAAGTTTTGTCGCTTTAGCGACTTCTTTAGTCTGTGCCATTGGCCGTTCTCCTTTAAGTTTTAATCGTTGTTTTTTGTCCGACGTAAGCTCCTAACAAGTCCATAGGCAATTGTCTGCCTGCTTCATGTTGCTCACGTATAAATGCGCGAAGGGTGGAAGGTTCGACCCATTCACGTTGCGAAGACTCGTATCCTTGCTCATCAAGGTATTGGCTGAGTCCTCTAGCTTTCTCATCTTCATTCCTCCCAAAGCTACAAGAGACTTGGTTCTTTACTAAATCGCCAAATCCATTGTTCCTAAACCATGCGAAAGCAGCTTCTTTTTTATCTTCCTTTATGGAAGCACCATAGTAGTTCCCTACTTTGATGAGTCTGCCATCAGCAAGTTTTAACTCTGATAGTCCCACCTCTGCGAAGAGGTTAGGTAAAACATTTTCTGACAAATGTTTCTTATAATCTTTTTTCTTTTTTAATTGTTTTTCAATATCGCTGATCTCTTTATCAGTATCAGCAATATCATTAGCTACTGCACCAATCTTGCCCATGTTATCTGGGGCCGTGGAGCCAGCATCTTTTTCCATTTGGTTAATTAGATTGTTCATTCTTTCCTCTCAAATCTATTTCTATATCGTAATATTTTTTTTCATCGCGGTCCCATTTTAGAACCTTGAATCGTCCTCCATTTACATCGCTAACAACTGCGCCAGCAACTGCTATTATAGCAGGGTCTCCCATCAAAAGCAAGTAGTCTTTATCATTAAAATCTTTTAATTCATGTCTTAGCTTAAAAGTAAGAGGTCCTGCGGATAAAACAATCTGTCTATTGTCTGGAAGAACAACTTTTAAATCACCAAATTTCTCTGCTGATCTAATATTTCTTCCCATTTCTTGTAAAACATAAACTGTCATAATTTTATTTCTTGACTTGCATTATACATCATGATAGAATGCTTGTCAACATTAGAAATAAGAATGTATAAATTTAAGACAGAACCTTATAAGCATCAAACTGATGCATTGAGAAAATGCTGGGATAAAGAGTCCTTTGCCATCTTTGCGGAAATGGGAACAGGAAAGACCAAGATAGCATTGGACAATGCATGTATACTTTATAATCAAGGAAAAATTGACCGTCTACTAGTGATCGCTCCCAAAGGAGTCTACATGAACTGGTTGGACCAAGAAATACCAATACATGTTCCTGATTATATAGAAAAGAAAGTTGTTATTTGGAGACAATCCGAAAGCCAAAAATATATGAGTGAGCTTCGCTCCATGATGAATAATAATTTTGAGCTGAAAATTATGATTATGAATGTTGAAGCTTTTTCCACAAAGAAAGGATATCAGTTTGCAAAACTGTTTCTTATTGGAAGATCAATGATGATTGTTGATGAAAGCACAACCATTAAAAATCCAAAGGCAAAAAGAACCAAGGCAATATTGGAATTAAGAAAGGAAACAAAGTACAGAAGAATCTTGACAGGATCTCCAGTAACCCAATCCCCAATGGATTTATGGGCACAAATGGATTTCCTTGATCCAGAAATACTAGGGCAATCAAGCTACTATGCTTTTAGAACCCGGTACGCCGTGGTCATAGAGGCAACGGCAGCTGGCGGTACCCATAGGTACCAGAAGATTGTAAAATTCAAGAATCTTAAGGAACTTGGGAAAACTGTTTCCCCGCATTCTTACCGTATATTGAAGAAAGAGTGTTTGGATCTGCCGGATAAGGTTTATTCTAAAAGGTTCGTGGAGCTAAGTGACGAACAAAAGAAAGCTTATGCAGAAATGAAAGCGAATGCCATGTCTATTTTAAAGGGAGAGTCCATGACAGCCGTGAACGTATTGACACAGCTCATAAGGCTCCATCAAATAACATGCGGGCATATGAAAACTGATAGCCACCAGGTCATTGACCTTAAGAATAATCGTCTCACTGAACTGATGCAGATCCTTGATGAGACATCAGGAAAGGCAATCATATGGGCAAACTATATCCATGACATCGAGGCCATTGAAAAAGCTGTCAAGAAAGAATTTGGGAATGATTCATGCTGCACTTACTATGGTGCGACTGCGGCTGAAGACCGCCAGAAATGCGTCAATAATTTCCAGGATCCTGATTCACCAGTTCGTTTCTTCATAGGAAACACGCAGACTGGTGGATATGGACTGACACTCACGGCTGCAAGCACGGTCATATACTATTCCAATAATTATGATCTTGAAAAGCGCATCCA